GTCATCAGGTTTTATGGCGTTAATCAAATCGCCACCGCCGAACCAGCGGGCGTGGGGGTCTTTCCCAATCTCTCTTACGGTTTTTCTTAACTGGTTTTCGGCACAGTTCTTTGCGCCTTCGTGAATGTCACCCAGCGGGTGAAGACTTACCTCGTCAGCCCTGCCCTTAACCTTGATTTCGTAATCGAGCAACTTCATTTACCAGTCCTTTATCGGGTTCATCATTTCCCTGTATTCTTCTGCCGCTTTCACTCTATCAACTTTTGCCTGTTCCCAGCATTCCTCACAGAGCACTTTGTCGTCTGCGGTTATATGCCCGCCACGTTCAGGGTGATTTACACAGATGTTTTTCTGTGGTTCGCCCCAGATGTCATCAATAGGCTCTTTACTTCGCAACTCGTCTATATCCTTGCCCCCACAAGATATTTCCAGTTTCCCTCGCCATACGCCTTATGGTCTTATCCATTTTGTTTGGCAGTCTTGCGTGGAATATTTCCTCAATCAGAGTAATAAGCCCGTTCTTGGCGCCCTTATCGTTTCCGTACGGTAAGCCACAAGCGATATGTATTGTTGGCTTACTGTTCGGCAAAACACACACGCCATCTATTTTTTCCGGGTCAACCCTGTATTTGACCCGATTCAATTTGTGGATTTTAACCTTGCTCATTTTTCCTGAACTGCTCTACCGCTTCCTCGTATGCAAAAGTTACTGCGCCTAACTTTATTTCCAACTCCGTATCATTGTCGAGATGACCGTGTTCCTTTATGGTTGTAACTTCTTCTTGATGAAGTTTCGCCAACCACTTGATTATCGTAAAATGTTTCGATGGCTTACTCATTGCTACAACCTTCTTAAAAACCAAGTCCAAAAAGCTACCAACCCCCCGCCGACAATGGCGGAAATAAAGTTCTTGCCGTTGGCATATTTTTTAGCCGAACATTGAGCGGCGTGGAGTTTTATCTCTGTGGCCATTTCAGCTTTTAAGTGTTTATGGTTTTCGGCGATAACCTCTCTTGCCATCTCTTTAATCAACGCTCTTGTGCCTTCGCTCAAAGCCATATTCAAAGTCCTTTATTTATCTAATTTTTTAGTTGACAAGCCCTATTAAAATGGGTAAAATGCAAATATGGGCTTTTTTAAAAACATAGAAAGAGCGCATATAGAGAATGAACTTAAAGGCCAAAAATTCATTTTTCTTTCCCAACACAAAGACAAAATAGAGCAACAGCGACAAAAGCCAATAAGCCCACAAGAACAAGAAGCGATAACGTATGAATGGGAAACTCGTTTTCGTAAGTGGTTTATCGAAAATTATCTTATCCCGAAGTATTTTACTAATAAAAAAGGTCAAGTTTAATCTCCCTTTCGAGCTTCTATGCGCACACGAGTTCTTGCTCTTTTCTTGGCTATCTCTATCGCCTTTTCAATAAACTGTATTTGTTTTTCTTTAGGAGTTTTCTCCCAATCCGGTCTTTTGAGAATAAGAGATAATATTGTTTGTAACTCTGTTGTTATATGGTCTTTGTATTTTTCGTAGCGCTCATCATTTAATGTCCATTTCCCAAAAGTCCGAGGCAAACTGCCGACACGGATTTTAAGTCGTTGCATTTCTTTTTGTGTTGTTTCGGGCAATCTGCCCTCTACATCCATTCCTGCAACTAATTGCTCTTTTTTGATTTCTTCCAAGAACGGAAAAACTGTTCGGTCGTATTCGGCTTCTCGTTTTAAGTTATCTAATAATTTGTTATCACGACTTAAAAGTTTTTGCTCAACCTCGTTGAGACTGTCCCATTCTTTGCCGTAGGTCATCATTGCCAGTTCGTCTTGTGTCCTTGCCAAAAGAGTCCATTTTGAGGGTTCCCACGTTCCTACACCAACGCCGAAAAAGGCAGTAGTAGAAGTTATAGGCAGCACTCCATCCAACCCTTGATAACGAATAGCATCATAAATATCTTGCATAACCATAGGGACAACTCTTTTAGGAATATCTTCGGCAAGAAAAGTCGGTTCAAATTTTATTTCTTCACTTAAAAATGTTTGACCTTTAAGAGCATCCCAAGTGAGACCGGCAGGTGGTGAGAGTTTCGTGCGAGCGAACCGCTCTATAATATCCGCCCTGTTTATATCATATAATTCACCTGTTCCAGTTGCCTTTTGCTGGCCTGATGCTGTTTGCACAATGAGTCTTGCAATTTGAGAATAACCTGCCCAAAAGTCATATCGTGTATTTCCATATTTTACTTTTCCAAAATCACTTGAACGAGGGTCAGTTTCTACTTCTACACCCTCTATTTGGTCAAGTAACCACATAGCAGTTATTCCCGCGCCTACAAATTTTACCGTATCCCCTATTATAATTTTTCTCGCAGCAGGATTTTTAAGACTGACAAAGGCATCATAAACAACTTGAGGCCGTGAAATCTGATAACGAGGTGAGAAAAAAGTGGCATTAAGTTCTGGAGTGATGCTTGCATATCTGGTTGGAATTGTTCCTCGGCCTGTAGCGTGATTAAGAAAAGCTGCCAATCGCAAATATTCTTCCGGATGAGAACTCCACGACATACCTGCACCTTCCCAATTTCGGGCAATATCATCAAATACATTGATTCGCAATTGATTACTCATTGTTGTAAAAGTCCGTTCCGCCCATTTAACCCCAGGTATTAACTCTGCCCAAGATGACAAAAATGGTTCTTCCCGTGTTGCCATACTGCTTAAACCCCATTCTGTAATGTCAAGTTTGGCATTGCGCCGTAGGGAGGCGTATCGACTATTTTCTGCCAAATCTTCTAAATGTCTGGCATATTCTTTCCCTTTACTTCCTGGCCGTGCAGATTTAATCATTTGCCCAAAGGATATTGCCCATTGTTTCGGATGTCCTGGCAAAAGAATAATACCTTGCCGCAGAGGGAAAGATAAATCGTATGAAGCTAAAGTGGCTCGTGGAATATTTAACACATCTATGATATTTTGCCACGTCTTTGTGCCTAAAGTTCTTTTTTGGAGTATTGCCTTCGCCAATCCTTTGCCGAAATGTCTTTGTAATAAAGTAGTTTCGCCTCGTGTTGGTATCTCACCACGAAACAATTTGAGTAGTGCATCGCTGGTATTTCTATAACGGAAATGAGGCATTTTGGATGTTCGCAATGATTCAAATAAATAAAATCGGTCGGCAGACGAAATCTCCGGAGCGGTAAAAGCTGGAATGGGATATTCACCTTTTAAGGGGCCACGAGACGCCAAGGCTGCAGCCTCTCCAGTTTTGGTTCTGCGGATTTGTTCGGCTATCGCCACTCTCCTTGCCTTTTCCTGACTGATTAGTTTTTCTTTTTGGGGATGAAGGCGTTTTGCTCTTTTAATTCCCGCCGTAAGCCGGTCGATTGCCACTTTTGTTGCCGAGGCAAGATTGGTATTCGCCGCCGATTCTATTATAGGCACATCATCAAGTATCTGGTAGGCATCCAACGGTGTCATTCTTTGTATTTGTATTGGCTTAAAACCCCTTTTTAATAATTGGGCTTTCTCGGCTTTGTTTAAGACAATAATAGCGGACTCTTTTGCTAATACACCTCTTACTTGTGCAGGTTGCATTTGTGCAAGTTTCTTGCTGGCAAAAATTCCTTTAGCTGCCTTGATTTCTGTGGCGGTCAACTTCGCATTGCCAAATTCGGGAGCCATTCTTACTCTGCTTGCTCGCTGTGCCGCTGCTCCCGAAAGCAGAATAGTCTCAAAGGCTATATCCATAGCAGGGACATACCACCAAGGCGGCTCTTCTTTAGATAATGGAATATACCAGTCTTTCGCCGTTGCTTCGCCGAAAGTTCTTAACTCATCCGCCGAACCAGGAATGGGATAGAAAACCTTCCTCGCTTCCAATATCGACGGGAAAATATCTTTTAATGCGTTGGGATTCAGTGTAGCTATTGTCTTCATTGTTTCGGGATAAGGTGATGCTTCTGTGATGAATTTGTTTAATCTTCTAATAACAGAACCAGCCATTTTAAGACCAGTAGTAACAGGCCATTTGGTGATATTGAGAAATTTCTCATCCCTGTCAGGTTTCGTCCAGCGAGCTTCACCGGAAGGGAAAAGATATTCTTTCCACTTCCGGCCAAATGTGGGTTCCGGCGCAGCACCAATGAAGGTTTTTTTTGTTGGGGGAATCTTCTTGCCGAATATTTCTTCGGTAGTTTTGACTTCAGGACTGCCGAAAAGTTCCTCGGTAGTTTTTATTTCTTCTTTGATTTCTTCTGCCATTTGTTATCGCCCATATATTCCCACAACTGCCCTTCTTCATCTGGACGGGTTTCTCCAACCTCGTATGACTCTTCCTCTATTAGCGGAGTTTCTTCGGGTAGGGACTCTTCCTTAATTTCTTCTTCGCCCAAAGCCAATTCGACCATTCGAGGAATATCTTCCATAGTCATTGTGGCTTTTAGATGTTCAATAAAATACGGTCTCGCAATAGCTCTGCCAAGTTCTATGATTTCTTCACCTTTAACATCTTGTTTTTCTACCTGTGCCTTCCATTCCCTCAATGCTTTCTCGTAAAGAAAAGAGGACATATCATCTTCAAAACCGAGTTCGGACGACCACCCGAATATCCTCTTGAATAGTTGTTCTGTTTCTTTATATTCGTGCTGATTCCATATCTCTTTGTCCCTTATTATCGCTTCAGCCGTTGTAGGACTCAACCCTTTGCCGACCGTATTTCTAATCTGTTCATCAGTGATTTTATTGTCTGCAACCCGTTGGTGTATATCAGCTAAAACAGTACCCTTGTCCCGAAAAGCTTCTTCCAGTTCTTCTTCAGAATAGTTGTCGAATACCTGCAATTTAGTGAACCATTTATCTTTTGCGCCAAATGATAAATCGGAATTGTTAATCATCTCAAAAGTTAATTGTTCTTCGGATGGGTCTAATTTATTTATGAGCAATTTCAAAAATCCTTCACCTATCTCATCGTCTTGTTGTTTCATCAATAATTCATTCTGTTGTTTGGCTAAATTTATGGTAGTCGTAAGCCGACTGCGGAGTGAAATTTTTTCCTCTTCAGTTGTGAAAACATCACTGTTTTCTATTGTATCACTGGCAATTTTTTCATCCTCTGGTAATAAAGTCGAACCAGCATTTCTAATTGCCAGTAGTATTTTCTGTTGTTCGATGTCCCTCTTCCAATTTTCACCATCTCTGGCCGTAATCAATGTCCCTGTTATTTTGTCAACTTCCTTGTTTGCTGCTTCGTATTCGCCGTTGACGGCAAGGGCGTCTATGAGTTTCTTCCTTTCTGCGACTTGATAACCAACCCATTTGGCGGAAGTAACGCCAAGCATACGCTTGTCAAATTCGGGATAACTGCGATTGGCGTAAATCTTCATTAGTTGTCTTGCCTTTGGGTCTTTCTCAAAGTTTATTCTTTCAGTAATCCAATTCTGACGGTTCGCGGAAATCTCTTTCAGGGCGGCAGATTGTTGTTCGGCGCTGGTTATATTTGCCTGATTTATCAAAGTATCTTCCTGTGTGGTATCCCTGAATTCCAAATCCTGTGTGAACTTGCTATATTTCAGGTCTATATCCGCCGCCCTTTTATCCTGATTGATTGCAAATAAAGTTTGCCCGACATCTTTAAGGGCTTCACCTGCCTGACTAACCGCACGCCACATCGCCTGGTCGCCAGTTCTGGTCAGTGCGCCTATGTCCTGCGCACGGGTGTCAGCAGGTATTACCGCCCTTTGAATCGGCGGTGGCGTTTGAGCGTTAATTCGTGGCAATTTCATTTATGTTTTTTTTCTCATTGAGTAACCCATATATCCTATCTGTCCTGCACCGCTCAATAAAGATGCACCAGCACCGATTGTACCCGCCTTGCCGTATCCCACCGCCGCAGCCCTCGATGCACTTGCTTCGGATATATCGAGGATTGACTGACTCTTATAACCATATATCCTTTGTTGAAATTCTGCTTGTCTTGTTGCACCTTCGGTTTCAATCTGGGCGATTCTATTTGCACCTTCGAGAGCAAGTTGTGCAGCAGTATCTTCGGCAGTAAGTAGCGGCGAACCTTCCATCGTCACACCTGATGCACCTATCAAAGCCCTCTGACGAGCAAGAACCTGTCTCGCCTGACGTTTCTGCTGTGCAACTTCAAATAACGCTAATTTTTTGGTAGATTCGGCTTCTCTCGCAGCTTGAGCTTGGAGATATGCAGCTTGTCTCTGACCGAGTTTGGCGTTATACATCTGCCACGCAGCTTCCGCTTTCGCCTGCTGCTGGGCGGACTTGCCCTGCTCATAAGCACCATAGGCAGCTAAACCCGTCCCTGTAGCCAATAAAGCAATAATTGCTACTTCTACCATATCAATCCCTGACTAATTTCGCATATACGAGATAATCTTCACCGTTTCTCCTCATCGTTTGAATTGGCTTAAAACCAAGATGTTCGACAAGTTTTATACTCTTTTCAAAACTACATCTAATCACTGCATTTAGTTGCCTGAACGGATAAACTTCCTCGATGATTTTCAGGCCGTCTTTGAGCCATCTTAAAGTATCAAGCCGGTGATTCAGACAATCTTTACTCAACCTCAACCACATCTCGCCGTGTTCCTCGTTTATGGGATGGACTCCGCCACAACCGACTATCTTACCGTTCCTTACTCCCGTTACAGAAAGACCGGATTTCTCTATCGCCGCCGCCAATTCGGGGTCTTTAATCTCATCTTTCGTCATCGGGTCAATAGGCACGAAAGCGTCCAAGTCACTTGCCTTAAATGGTCTAATATATATCATAAAATTTATTTGACTCCGCAAATAGAATTGTTATAATAGAACGAGCCACACGCAAGAATTGGTCTTGCGAATGGCTCTAACCAAAATCGCCTATTAAGGAGACGAAAATGGCTGACCAAATTATAACAAAAAGATGTTCCCAATGCAATCGCACTAAATCTCTTGACAAGTTCAATAAAGACCGACAAAAAAGAGATAGTCTTTCGAGTGCTTGCAAACAGTGTCTTAATAATAGAGCAAGATACCGTTACAATAATTGTGGTGGCGTAGAAAAGAAACAACAATACCAACAAACCGATATTTACAAAAAGAACCATAAGAGAGCATACTTGAAATGGTATAAAACCAAAGGCAAAGAATGGTGTAAAAAATATGAACGTGCATACACAAATACACCAAAAGGGAAACAAGTAAATCATAACCGTTGCAAGAAATGGCGAACAACATACGGCAGTCAATATTATAAAAGCAAATACAAGAAAAACCCCAATCAATTCAAAGCGTATTATGCTGTTAAAATAGCTATCAAAAAAGGTATTTTGACTCCCCTTAAAAACCTTAAATGTCAAAATTGTAATGAGCAAGCCAAACAATATCATCATCAAAGCTACGAACCGAATCAACGCCTTATTGTTATTCCGTTGTGTGTATTGTGTCATAAAGTTATTCATATAGGTCAGTAAGTCATAAACTCAATCATTAACGCCAGAAGCGTCAACGGTTCTGGCGAATACTGATAGACAAAGACTTGTCCGCTTTGGTTATATCCAGCAGGAAAAGTCTTTAACCTGCTTTCGTCTGTGGTCATACCATCAATGGAATACAACTCCTTATCCGTTGTATCTTTGCCAACGTAAAAATCTCCGCTTTCATACCATCTTGCAATCGTCCCGTTAATCCTCTTGACTCTGCCTTGAATCGTCATTCCTTGAGCCAACCAACTTAACGGCATTGTCTTTAACTGAACTGTGTAAGGTAGACCTATATGGACTTTCTGATAAACCCCGCCCAAAGTAACTTTTCCTCTACTACTAACAACGAACAGCGTATGCGAAACCGAATTGGCTTCGAGAATATTGCCGTCGGCAAGAACGAAAACGCTTTCTCCTTCGAGCCAGTCCAAATCCGTTATCACGTTCACATCAGTTGTATAAGTTGCCCCGCAATCCACGAAAAATGCGTTGGCATCGCCATCAAATTGCCTCGGCTGGAATTGCTCTATATAGCGGTAATCATTACTGTCGATTGTCCTTTTTACCGAAACCCACGTCTCATCTTCAGTATCGCCGTGAATATGTGCTACGGACTCAAACTTTCCGTCCGTAATTTGCCTCGCCCAAGATGTAATTTCTTCTTTGCGCTCATAGGCGAAAGTAGGCATCTCGCCGTCATCCCGAACACACCATAGAATAGAATCCGGTATCTGTTGAAAATCCATATCCACGATACCATCTCCGGTAACTTCCTTGGCAAGAATCGTCATATCCGGCGCAACATAAGAGTCAAGTTCCCAGTTATAGGCAAGTTCCCTCATCTTCTTTGCACCTCTTTGGAAGAACAAGACACTTTCGTTGGCAAGTGTGGCCTTTAGATTTGCACTGCCATAAACCGACTGTTGCTCTGCCTTCACGTTTGAAGGAGTAATCGGCTCGTCCGTTCCACCACTCAAAGTCCATTCGGCGCCACTCGTGCCGATAAGAAGTTTGTCTTTGCCTACCAGCCATTGAATTGCATTGACCTGTTTCGAGGCAAGTGTGAATACCACCGCATCGTCATCTTCAGTACCCGCCTGCATATTATTATAATCGCCGACCACCGAACCCCAGATGGTATCGGGCTTGTATGAATTATTGCCGAAATAAAGTCGTTCTTCAAAAAAAGTTATCACTTTCGGATAACCTCTTTTGGAAGACCACGCCCCCTCCGACCAATGCGTAGTTGCGTTAGAGTCCCCATAGTCCCCAAGAGTATTTTTGACTGTGGCCAAAACTGTTGTAGCATTGGTATAAGATGTAATCTCAACAACACCTTCTATATCGTAACTTAAAGCAACGAGACTATAAGTCGGTGTAGATGTATAGGTTTTCATATAAACACGATAAAGTGCATCATCCTCTTCTTCCGTACCGGAAAAAGCGATATTAGAACCACCCGCAGCCAAAGAATTTACCACAGAACCATCAACATCTTTCCAAGTTGTGCCGTTATCATAAGACCTCTGCAGCAGGCAAGTTCCAGTCCAAGTACCGTTGGTTGTGAATTTGTAGTCCCTGCCGAGATACATATTTACGGTAGTCGAATTTTGGTCTGCTCCGGTGAAAGTCCCTGTAACTTCCTCGGCCTCATCGGTATAAGTTAACCGCCATAATCCGCCGACATTGCCAGCCGAAAATATCGGGGTAGAAGCAGTTAGCGTGATGTTACCCGTAGTGGCTGACGGGGCAATATTTGTATCGGTAGTGTTCTCATCAAGAAACGGCCCCTTTTGGAACTCTATCTTATCAAGTTTCCAATTGTTATTGGCATATCTTGACAGTTTCCTCGGTGCATAATTGGGGTGCGCAAGGAATAACACATCTGCGGATTGTGTATACCGAATATCAAAAGGTTCGTTATCTTCGTAGGGAGAAGTTATTTCATATACTCCTGTATTATATAAATCTGTCACTTCACTGGCTGCTAATTCATCACTGAACATAGCCAAATTGTCGATTTTGTCGGAAAAGTTACCAATTTTAACACCACCACTTAAATACGACCCGATAAGGACATTAGTAGTCGTATTACTCATCGCAACATAAGTCCCGCTTTCTGTTTGTGTAGCACTATCATCCACGCCATTGATATAAATATGAAGTCCTGTTTCGCTTTCGCTGCCGTCATAAGTTGCTACAATAAAATACCACCCAGCAGATAACGCAGATGAAGCTACGGCTATGTATGCAGTGTTATCTTTGTGAGCAAGCAGCAAAACTGCTCTCTTGGCCGTATCTATTTGAAAATACCATTCCATCAAATTAGGAGTAGTAACTTCGTATTTTGAAATTATCATTTGACCGTTAGTCGCGCCATTATAATAAACCCACGTTGCAATACTGAACGGAGTATCGGTTGTGCCGTTTCCAAAACTGAAATTCGGGTTATCGGCAACCGTTACATACTCAACCCCGTTAAAATCGAAACAAGAATTTACCTTACCGACAGCATTAATGTCCTCTGTGTTGGAGGAAGCAACGCCGTTATAAGTAGCACCATCGGCATCTACTACAACAGTTGTTGCAGCATCGTCATTTAGTTTCCAGTGTGCTAAAATGTTGCTAAGAGCGGATATGTCTTCAGTCCCGACTCCGCCCATAACGGGCGCACCATCGGTGAAAAATCTCATATATTCATTGCCGCATTCGATGATATATGATTGCTCGGTTGAATATTCAAAAGGTATGAGAAGAACAGGATAATTACTGTCTTTTGCTGTGGCTATGTATTTCGTGCCTGGTCTCTTCTGTGCGCCGCCCTGCGGCAAAGGAAACAAATTTTCCATCAGAGAACAGCCGGATTGATATTTCGACAAGTCTTCCCTCGCAGATAAAATCGCCGCTAATTCACCAGAGTTAAAAGAGTTTAATATGCGATACGGCTTGTCCTCTGATAAAGCAACCGAACAAAATAATAAAATCAATAACAGTTTTTTCATAACCTTGCATCCAGCCAAGTTTGTGTTTTAATTTCTTCACCGCCGCCTTCCTGCGCATCGAAAGAACGTGCCATACTAAGATAGCCGTAATTTCTCGGCCCTCCATAAAGTGCGGTCTGCAAATCCAGGGCGGTTTTCGCCTCCTGCTTTATGGGGGAACAAAGTTTTATCGCCAGATTATAGACGAGACACTGATAGAGATATGGCGGGAATGACGTCACATCAGTTGCCTGATAGACATATTCGATTGGAAGATATAGATAATCACCACTTTGTGAAGTCCAGTATGTAGCGGTTAATGCGCCAACCCCCGGCTCATCATCAGCATCGCCGGAAGTATGCGCCAATATGCAGAGATAAGTAATATCATCGTTAGAAACCATCTGACCTGCAATATAATCAGTTGCCGTGGCCCAGTCCGGCGGGCTTTCACCTTCATCTGTAAGTATTAAGTTACCCTCGACTTCAAATATGGCAGCATTGTCTTCTGCAATTCTCCATACTTTCAAACAATCGGACGGTTTCGTAAAGGCGTTATCGTAACCGAACAAAGGGTCTGTCGTCTGGATTGCCAAAGCCCTTTTCTTGGCGAAGTTCCACTTATGACCTGCAAGAATTTCGTCTCTGGATTGCTCAAAAAAAGTCTCACAGTAGGTGTGGTTCTGGTCAGTTCCGCCAAGTTCTATCGCCTCTGCGCCCAAAAGACCGAGAGATTGATTGCACAATGCTATATTGGCGGTAGTATCTATAACACCCATAGCCAACTCCTACAAAATAAAGGTGGGGCGGTTTTAAGCAACCGCCCGCACCATAAAAATTTAGGTTAAGGAATAACTCCCAAATTGGCTGCCGCAATAGTTGCACCGTTTGTTACTCTTTGGAATATCATCGTCACCTTGAAGACTACATTCTTATCGCCTGCGGCATTGTTGCCGTGAATAAAAATCTTTTTGCCGTTTTCGAGTAGGGCAGGTAATACTTCAGTATCAGCATCAACTGTGGCCTGGAAACTCGTAGCGGCGATGAAAGTGGCTTTAGCTTCAGTTATAAGAGGAGCGTCAAATCCTGTAGCACCATAGTTGGCATCAGATGAGATTTCCAAAATGGCAGGAGCCATATCCGCAATTGTTGTTTTGGTGTTAATTATAACATCAATCAAAATCAGTGAACCAGTGGCAACACTCGTGATTGGGCCAGTTTGGTCATTACTCGGGACAGCTATGTTATTGACGTCTGCTGTAATTACAATGTAATCGCCCGATTTGGTGAGTAAAACTGCCGTGTTAGTGTCTATCCCATCAACAACCGCATCGACAATAATGAGATTAGCATCAATACCATCTACTATGCCATCAACAATGATTAAATTGGCATCGAGGTTGGCAACATTAGTGTCGATACCGTCTGCGATAGAATCGATGATAATCAGGTTAGCATCTATACCATCAACAATGCCATCCACGATTATCAGATTTGCGTCAATACCATCAATTATCCCATCAACAATGATAAGATTTGCATCAATACCATCCACGATACCATCGACAATAATCAAATTGACATCAAGGTTAGCCACATTGGTATCAATACCATCAACGATTGCATCCAAGATGATGAGATTGGCGTCGATTCCGTCTACTACACCATCAACAATGACGAGGTTAGCATCTATCCCGTCAACGACACCATCTACAATAATAAGATTGGCATCAAGATTAGCAACATTGGTATCAATACCGTCTACGATGGCATCGAGAATGATGAGGTTTGCATCTATGCCATCGGCTATGCCATCGAGAATGATGAGGTTTGCATCTATGCCGTCAACTACGCCATCTACAATAATTAAGTTAGCATCAAGATTGGCGACATTAGTGTCTATGCCATCAACAATAGCATCAAGGATGATAAGATTGGCATCGATACCGTCCACGATACCGTCTACGATAATGAGATTAGCATCGATACCGTCAATAAGATTGTCCGCAACACCCACAGAATCACTAATAGCTTCGAGCGAATCGGTTGTGTTATTATACGAAGTTTTAATCGGAGAGGCAGACTTAGACATTAGAAACGCAAGGATAGACTCGGCGGCAACAGAATCGGGATAAACTAAAGATGCGGTTCGGTCATCAGCAGAAATCAACTTATCAAGTTTGTAATCAGTGAAGTCGGCAATTATCGCATCGAGGTCGGTCTGTGCAAGAACTATATCCGCCTTCAAACTTTCACCCACAGTTGCACCGGCAGTCCCAGCAAAAGCACCGAGTTTATCAGAAAGCATCTCCATCGAGTCCGTCACATTGCTATATGATGAAGCTGACGGTGTGGCCGATTTGCTCAATACTTTCGCCCACAAACTATCATCCACAACCGAGGCAGGATAAACACCTGTGCCATCCGCTATTACATCCACTTTTGGGCCAGCGCATAAATACGCAATAACACCAGCGTCTAAACTATAAGCATTGGCGGGAACATCTACATTTATCGAATTGTTTCTGAAAACAGGAGTGGAAGAAGTACCGTGAAGAAAAATACCTTTTCCACTTGCTTGCTTATTTGTAATTACATTGTCGGCAATCAAAAGATTCAAACAAGCATTTCCGGCTTCGGGAATGTATATTGCACCATTATCAAAATCTCCATATATGGTGTTGTTTGTAATCTTTAGATTGTCCATATCAAAGTAAACTTCGATAGCAAAATAATTATTGGTTCCTGGTTGATAAAAGATGCAGTTTTCTATAGTTGTTCCATTGCTGTCTCCATCTGCGGCACCTATAATAATAGCACCCTTACCATTTGTTGCTATGCCATCACGAAATTCGCAGCCGGAAATTGTTGTACCTTTCGCTATAACCGCAAGCATATATGTCAAATTATCTATCCCATTAACGAAAATCAAGTTGCGAAGGGCGCAGTTATCAGCACTGATGAGCATAAGTGCATCATCTGCAGTCGAAACGGTAAAAGTCGGTCTGTTATCACCATTACCACTGCCTATAATTGTTACACCAGCACAATCAACATCAATTTGGGCAACACTAATAATCGATTCTGTATGTCCTGGAGCAAGATAAATCACATCGCCACTATCAGCAGTGCAAAATCCTATGGCTTCGTTAAGAGTCTTAAAAGCACCACCCCAAGTTTTGCCATTGCCGGAGGAACTTTGGCCACTATCGACATACCATACATTGCCCGATTGTTCGACTTCTTCGCCTTTGAACAGGTCTTGCAAGACTTCTATCTGGTCACTAACCCTTGAAATCTTCCTTGCAAAGACCGGCATTGAGGCCATAAGCAAAATCATCAGAGTAAAAATAAATATACGTTTCATTTCTATTTTCCTTTCAAAACAAAGTTTCAAAAATAGGGGGCATATTTCAGCCCCCATAAATTACGGCAGCATCAAATCAACCAAAGCACAATCATTGCCTGCGGCAGCATACAAAACAGTGCCCCAAATGGCATCAGTGCCATCGGCGTTACCTACCCCACAATGACCGGCGGCAGCAGCACTACCAGTTGATTCACCACAAGGCCCACCGATAGCTAACGCATCGCCATCATCAACTTGCAATGGGCAAGGGCCTCTATATTGTGCCCAGAAGAAGTAGCTCGCGGCCACTGTTGCAAGCGGAACGCCCAATGCTTCTGCTGTTCTTGCTGTCGGGTGAACATTAACGTCTTTACATTTGTTCTTGATAAAAGTGATGTTGTCTGTCGCTGCTATTGCAGTGCGGATACCACCTCTATCGGCAATCTCAATCCAGAGAACCGTGTCGCCGGTCTTCCAGGTGTTGTCCTTAATCAAATAGCAATCGCCAGCACCACTACCCTGATTGACAAGCATCCAACCATCAATAAGGTCATGGTCGGCAATTCCACTTAACGTAGCAACCAGAACGTCAAACTTCGATTCTCCTACGGAAAGACCGTAAGCAGTTTGGAGATTGTCAAGTTGTTGCGCATCAGGAGCTTGGGCCGCCGCCATAAGAGCTTTGGTAATACCAGAACCGCCGTCCTCTAAATATCTGAACTTCCGGCCTGTGCCGTCGTTCAAATCAAGTTCGCAGCCAAGCGCATACCTCTGGCTGGCGTGCGGAGTCCAAATGTCGCAAGCGTCCATAAGTTGCGAAGGCCCAACCAGTCTTTGCCTTCTAAAACCGTTATATAAATTTGTGTAATTCATCTTTTTTTCCTTAAAATTATGGCCTTAACCGGCATACTGATTAGCCGCTGGCCTGTTAATTATTTACATTCAACTAAACAAACCCTGTCCTCGTCCATACGAAACGCACCCATATTCATATAAATATAAATCTGTTGTGCGTTGCTCTTGTCTGACCTTTTGTCAATCTCAAGAGTGACATCACTCTGAACACCAAGAATTATCCCGTCCATAGCCCAAGCCCAGCACTTGTAAATGTTCTGGGAGTCTGTGGCGACGGCAATGTTATTAGCCGTTCCCTTGACTATCTTGTTAGAAATAATCCAATTGATGCCGTGCCAGTTCTTCAAAATACGCCCACGAGTAAGAGGTTTACTTTCCTGATAATCAATATTGACGTATTCTTCCTGACCGAACAGATTTGTGGCTTGACGGGGACTGATTGCACAAAAAATCGGCGTGTCCTCTTCGACCTCGTTTTTGTTAAAGTATTCGAGAATCAATTCCACTTTTTCCACCGTCATACCCGTATCAGAGGCGGAACAGTTACCTTCCGAACAATTGTAAGGAATAGTCCTGCCGCCGGAATTTTCGGCGTATGCGGTCGTGCCGAGTTGCGAAGCCCAAGTGATTGTTGAACCTTTTCTACGGCCTGAATAAACCGTAGCATCCATAGCAGCAAGAATTATGTCGTCTTTCTTGCGATTGACAGCTCGTCTGAAAGCGACAGCAACATCTGAAGTAGGCTTATTCTGAAGGTCAAGGTCGTAATCCCTATCATACAGGAACGCATTGTGATATGGGGTTGTATCAACCCAACGTCTCCCAGTGGTCGGGTCTGTCGAAGGCGTATCTGGGTTATATCCCGCCTTTTCGACAAGTTCGAGAGTTCCCATCTGGTCAAATGCCTTATCTTCTGCACCGAGAAGTGGCTCGACCCTTACACCTTTGGCAAAAAGAGATTCCTTCTGCTGACAAACGTGATAAATAGTGTCCTTGAACTGGTCGATAAACCATTCAGGGATTCCCGCAGTAAGTGTTATCATTATTTTTCCTTTCCAAAAAAGTTACTAAATAAATTGTCAATCTTTCGGAAAGGTTGTCCCAACCAGGGGCTTCCCTGATGTTTAACGCCCATTTTACGGCGACACTACTTTAGTGTAAGCACTGCGACCTTGCGGGTTATGCAGGATGTTTTTGTTTATACAATGCCGTTATCTGGTCTTGTATTCGTTGAAAATCAGGATGTTT